TTCATTTAATTCATTTAATTCATTTAATTCATTTAATTCATTTAATTTATTTAATTCATTTTGATTTAATTTATTATTTTTAATAGGTTTTTTTTTTATTTTAATATTTTTGATAATATTATCTACCATATTATATAAAGAGTAACTAAATAATCTTTAAATATGTAATATTAGATATTTAACGTTTATTTAAATAATTCATATGATTTTTGAAAATAGTAATTTATATTCAATATATAATAAATCTAATTTAGATATAAAGTTTTTTTTAAATATATGTTTTGAAATATATGGTATAAAATATAATATCGATATAAATAAAAATAATATATTACATTTGTTATGTGAATATGGTGATATACTATTATTAAAATTATTTTTGAATTATATTTCTTGTTTATTAGATTTAAAATTATTTATAAATATTAAAAACAAACAGCATAAAACCCCTTTTAATTTAGCTTTAAGAAATAATCATTTTGATATTCTAAAAATTTTATTAAAATATGGTGCAGATATTGATTCTAGAATGCAATTTGGTGAAACTTCATTACATAGATCTGTATCTTATAATGACACTTTTCAAACATATTTTTTATTAAATTATGGTGCAGATGCGAATAGTTTAGATTATAATAATAATAGTCCATTACATTTTGGATGTCATAATAATTGTTATAATACTGTAAATATTTTATTAAAGTATGGTGCGAAGGTTAATATTAAAAATAATATAGGATATTATCCAATACATAACTGTTTGAATGAATATTGTACATGTATAACACAAAATAGATATGTTAATAAAAATACAAATAAAAATAAATTAAAATGTAAAATAAAAATTATAAAAAAATTATTATTTTATAATGCAGATGTAAATTGTATTGACAATATAGGTAGAACACCAATATATTTTTGTATATTTTCTCAAATATGTAATTTATTAATATCGAATGGTGCAAATATTAATAAAATTAACAGTACTGGTGATACACCTTTACATTATGCTTGTTTAAATGGTAATTTAGAAATAGTAAAAATATTATTAAAAAATAATGTTAATTATAAAAAAATTAATAATAATTTAGAAAGTGCAATAGATATTTGTAATAATGAATTAATTTTAGAAGAATTTGTTAAATATGAACAAATTCAAATAGAAAAACAAAAAGCATCATATAGTGTTTACAAATGTAATGTAAATGAAATATGTAAATTTAAAAATTTATGTGATGATATTGAATCGATTATATTGAATTATGTTATATCCAATTTTTGAAAAAGTGATGTATGATGTATTTGTTAATTTTTTGGTATATTTTTATTATAAATATTGATTAAAAAATTTTGCTTTATAAAACTATTTAAAGCATTTATTATATTTAAAATTAAAATGATAATTAAAAATAAAATTAGCTTATTATTTTTATCAATGTATGTATCGAATTGTTTTATGTTAATTCCGCTTGTAAAAAATAATAGAATTACAAAACTTCAAAATAAAAAAAAATCAGATTTAGATTCGGATGTTTTAATAAAAACTAATAATAATATTACAAAATATGTTTTAAAAGATACCAAACTATACAATTCATTTGATACTAATAATAGTACAAAAGAATCAGCAGATTTAATTGAGAAATATTCAGATTGGTTTGGATTATTTCCAAAAGAACAAAAATGGAAAAGTGTTAGATTTACAATATATTCTATTTCTGCTGGTTATTGTTTATCGGAAGGTGTATATAAATTATTAAATTTATTCTCAGAACAACCACTTCAAGATTTTTTTGATAGTTCTTAAAGATATTGATGATAAATATATTAATTAATTTACAAAAAAAATTATTTTTTATATGATGTCATTCACTTTCTCTCTTCTGAATAAAATACATAAAACGAAATAATATAAAAATTCTTTTTCTAACTTATTTTAAATAAAAAAAATCCTTCTGCAGCTTTAGTATTCCGGACTTAGGACCCGGCAAAGTATATATTATATTACACAATATACTATGGTGGCATTACTTTTTCTTTGTTTATTTTTTAATTTTTTTTAGTTTTTTTTTAGTTTTTTTTGTTTTTTTAGTTTTTTAGTTTTTTAGTTTTTTTAGTTTTTTTACGAAAAAAGCCAAAGAACGTCCCGTACTTTAATGCGAGGATGAATTTGGGCAGTCCAAACAATTTACACGACATAACTTCTTTGCTATGTCAAAATGGTTCATCTCACAAGCAACGTCTATCGGTCGCTGACCTTTCTTTGTCACACAATTGACATTTGCATTGTTATCAATCAACCATTGCACCACTTTAATGTTACCCTTTTGGCAGGCGATGTGCAGATGCGTAAAACCGTGCTCATTCGCCTTATTGATATCCGTGCCTTTCTCCAGCAACAGTTGCGCAATTTCTACGTTACCTTGGTCGCAAGCGGCGTATAGCGGCGTGCGACCTTCCTTGTCTGCCTTGTCGACATCTGCGCCGTTGTCCAGCAGCAACCGCGCCGCGTCGACGTATCGTTTCTGGCAGGCGATGAACAGCGGTGTCATACCGTACGTATCCGCCAGGTCGATGTCTGCGCCTTTCTCCAGCAACAAACGCGCCACTTTGAAGCTGTTGAACTTACAAGCGATAATCAGCGGCGTCTCCGGATGTGCAGAACTGTACGTATCCCTCCGATTAACGTCCGCACCGTTGTCTATCAAATTTTGCATCACTCTAACGTGGTCGTTATGGCAGGCGTACTGCACCAACATATATTTTTTAGTTTTGTTTTGTTGGTATAGATCAGCACCTCTATTTAACAAAAGATCAACCATCTCTACATTACCATAAAGCATCGCAACGCTCAATGGTGATGCTTCATTCCAATAGTCACCCCAGTCTCCAGTACCTGCTACCATATCAACTTTAGCACCGTTGTCTAGTAGCAGTTGTGCCGCGCTAATGTGGTTTCTGAAAGTAGCAGCAAATAACGGCGTCTTACCTTTTTTGTTCTGCCAATTAACATCTGCACCTTGGTTTATCAACAACGAAATCTTGTTTATGTTGCTTCCATCAAACTTGCATGTCGCATACAATTCTTTTCCGAATCCAAGACAGAACTCTTTGTTTGATTCTTCAAATTCTTTTTGTAAATTAGAATTATTTTCGAATACATTTTGAATTATCTGTTTAAGTATCAGATTAGGAGTCAAACTCTTTCCAATAGGTTTGTTTGTCATTGGAGATTTTAGTTTGGTCTCAAAATAAGCTTCAATTTTAGCTCTTTCGTACGTGTAACCGTCTTCTGCAATAACCGGATCGCAATAAAATGTTAGACTGATAGGACATCGTAACAGTTGTAACTCAGTAATACTAGCAGTGTTCATTTCTAATGATTTCGTATCCATTTTTGATGGATAATTGTTATATTGAATTAAACTTTGTCTTAAATAAAAAAAAAAATCATTTTTTTTATTTTAATTTTGAAAAATCCTTCTGCAGCTTTAAAATTCCGGACTTAGGACCCGGCAAAGTATATTATTACATAATATACGATGGTGGCATTACTTTTTGTTTTGTTATTTGTTTTTTAGTTTTTTTTGTTTTTTAGTTTTTTTTTTTTTAGTTTTTTTTCTAATAATCTAATTTATATGATTATTCTTCATCAAATTCTATTCTATTTTGGAAATATCATTGCTTTTACACAATTATCAAAATACCATGGAGCATTTTCTTTCATTTCCATCTTTACCATATTATTATAAGAATCAAAAAACATATCTTTCATATTTGTCTTATAATGGGATACATTCCAATCATTTAGAGGTTGATTAAAAAGTGTTGCTCCTGAAAACATAGAAGTCATCGTTACAACTTTGGACATATTCCAATTGTTCAGAGGTTGATTAAAAGATTGTGCATCTTTAAACATTTCATTCATATTTGTTACCTTAGATACATTCCAATTGTCAAGATGTTGATTGAAAGTGTTTGCTTTATAAAACATACCTTGCATATTTGTTACCTTAGATATATTCCAATTGTTGAGAGTTTGATTGAATTTCAAAGCATTGTAGAACATAAAACTCATATCTGTCACATTTGACACATTCCAATCATTCAGAGGTTGATTAAATTGATATGTAGAATAAAACATCAATCGTATATTAGTAACATTGGATACATTCCAATCATTCAGAGGTTGATTAAATGATTCTGCACCACAAAACATATTTCTCATATTAAGTACTTTTGACACATTCCAATTGTTCAGATGTTGATTAAAACATAATGTCTGTGCAAACATTACTTTCATATTTGTTACCTTAGATACATTCCAATTGTCAAGAGGTTGATTGAATGACCTTGCAATATAAAACATAGAATTCATAACTGTCACATTAGATACATTCCAATTGTTGAGAGGTTGATTGAATTTTATTGCAGCATTAAACATTTGTGACATATCTGTCACATTTGTCACATTCCAATTCGAAATATCTTCGTTAAATTTTGTATGATCTTTAAATAATCTACTCATATCGGTTACATCAGAAACGTCCCAATTACTTATTGGTCCATAATTGTTAATTACTTGTTGTTTTAGATTTTCATTCTTGCATAAATAATCTTTTACAACTTGACGTATGTTTTTATCATTTAATTTAGGAATATATACATCTATAATACCTAGTATGTCTTTTGGTACTGTTTGATTATTAATACTTTTGGGTAATATTTTTTCTAACTTTTTAATGGTGTCATTATTTGAAAATGACATGTTTTTAAATAAATTGTATTAATGAATAATATTACAAATATAGATTGAAATATTAATCACTTTTTTGATATAAAATTTATTCTGCAATAACTAAAGAATATAATTTTTCAGCTCCGATTGGATATACGCTTTCTTTATTATTATACCATTTTACAACTGCCCAAGCAGATCCGGTTTTTTTTGTAATTTTGTCAGTATCATAAATACTGGTACTATTTTTTCCAACTAATTGACCAATTTTATTAGTATATCCAATTATAGTACCGAACAGTCTTTTTTTTGGAATATTTGTATCATTTGTATCAATATCATCTCTCCAAGTTTTTCTCCAATGTAATCCACGTTTAACTTGCAAACCAATCTGAACATTATGTAGTGTAACTAATTTTCCGGATATTTTTTCTTGTCGAATTTTTGCGTGATTTATAAGATAAAATTCCATTACGATATATGTTACTTGTTTTTAAATCTTTAAATTTGTAATTTAAAGATTTACTTTAATCATTTTTTAAAACTTTTAATTAATTTTTAATTAATTTTTAATTAATTTTTAATCAAAAAATAGTAAAATAAAGACGATTATGAAAAAAGTAGTATAAAGACATCGTTATTTATATAGAATAAGGAAGAGATATTCTTACTTCATTTGTATCCATGGCCGAGTGGTCTAAGGCGCTGGATTTAAGCCCCAGTTTCTTCGGAAGCGTGAGTTCGAACCTCACTGGATACATTATTTTTTGTTCGCGTAACTCAGTTGGTTAGAGTGCCAGTCTTATGTACTGGAAGTCGAGGGTTCGAGTCCCCCCGTGAATAAGTGTAGCCCAATTTTTCATAAGAAAAATTGGGCTTTTTTGCGTATAATTTCCTTTGCACGCATTGACAGGCTCGCGATCGAGCTGGGGCAGCATTTGTGGAAGCTACCTTCCTCGCAAGAGAGGGAATGCACCACCCACCAGCACCCCAGGCGCAATAATTAATAACAATATCCAACCCCACATTTCCCTTACATATTTTCTATTGTCAGAAATCCGGAAGCCATGTTTTCGTTTGCGCTTTTTATTGATTCGTATGGTGCGTGTCATACCCCATATTATTAAAGCGACAGGTATTAAAAGTACAATAAAAACAATCAGGTCCAATAATGAATTATTATCATTATTATTAGAATTAATAATAATATATGAATCTTCCGTCATATTAATATATACGTCATATTAATATATAAATATATACATTTTGTATCACACTATCACATTAAAATTATTATATTAAATGTTAAAAAAATGATATAAATTATTATATAATATTTATAATTTTTATAATTACAATTATATATTGTTTTATAAATTATATGAATCATCCATATATAGATACAAAGAAGAGGTATTCTCGAAATAAAGTTCCTGAATTTTTAAATAAATTGCATGAATTGTTATATAATTCTGATAAATATTTTAATATCATTTCTTGGTTATATGATTCTTCTGATAATAAATTTATAATTATAATAAAAGATAAAATATTAGTATCTAAAATACTATGTCCAAGATCAAGATCAACAAATAATGGATGTACCGTCCCATTACTCAATGCTTGTCAAAGACAACTAAATAATTATTCATTTTATAATATGTCATTCTCGGATCGTAATATATTAATTCAAAAATATAATAGATTAATACATTTGGAATGTTCAAATAAAGAAAATTATTTGTATATATATAGTTCAATTATTAAAAATATAAATGATATTTTTAAATTGAAACGTGATAATATAGTTACAAATGAGATAAGAACTATACCTAATTTTAAAGAAAATAATAAAGAAAGAATTCAAATTGCTAAAATTATGTTAGATTTATCAAAACAAGTTTACAAAAAAAATTCTTTATATAATTCTAATATAACACAAAATAATGTATTAGAAACTAATATTAATATTGAAAAGAAGACTGATGACGAAGATATACAAAAATTAGTTGAAAATAAAATAATAGAATATTTTCAATATCTGAATAATAATAATAATAATAATAATGAAGAAAATATAAAAATTTCTATTTTGATAGAAGTTCTTAAAAATTATATTTTTGATAAAAATGAAATTGAAAAAATTAATAAAAAACAAATAGAATTATATAACTATTTAGAACAAAAAGTTATGAATGAATGTCAGAAAAGATGTGTTTTATTTAAATGTATGTTTGAATATATTAGAAAAACAATTTCTTTAGAAAAAATTAATAAAGGTATATCAATTACAAATCAAAAATATGATAGTATTCGAAATGCTCAAATTAATAATAAATTTAATGATAAAATTATTAATTTAGATAATTTTGTTGAAAATGAAGAAATGAATAAAGCTGTTTTTAGAGGAAAACAATTCGCACATAACGATAATATACATATGACAGATGTACAAGTATCTAATTCAAATAATAATAATTTAGTTCCTTTATCATTTAGAGTATCATCTAAGTCAGCACAAAATGAGGATATACATATCAGAGATGTTTCGTCTTCTAATCTATTATCTAACGAAATACCATGGTGGATTAAAGGAGGTACTGAAAAAGCGCTTGCTCTATTACATAGCGAACCAGTAATATCACATCTGATTGAAGTATATTGGACAGAAAATGTTGATGGATTTAATTATAATTCTTATTGGAAACTAGGATATGCTATTCAGAAAAAAAAAAGATCAGTATTTGTGTGCAACAAACCATATAGTGAATGGAAATCAGTATGTCAAATTGTGACACAAGTAGACTATGTCGATGGAATAAGTGTTGATGAATTATTACATCGGGGAGATTGGAAGAAAGATATTCAACCGCCTTCTGAAAACTCATTATATTTTCCAAAGTATTGGAGATATGCTAAATAACATCAATAACAGTTATCATTTATAGCCAAAAATAAATAATAAATATAAAAGAAAATAATAAAATAAAATAAAAACAAAAAATAGAAAAAGTAATGCAACCATTGTGTATTAAATAATTAATACACTTTTGTCGGGTCCCAAGTCCGGAATTATAAAGCTGCAGAGGGAATTTTAGTTTAAATTGTTTTTTTTAATAATCCTCCTCATCAGATTCCTTTTCTTTAATATCTACATATTTCATGTTTATTACCATATTTATCATAGTATATATATCTGTCCCATTCATCATCTAATTCTTCTTCCTCTGATGAATCATATGATTCATCATCTGATTCATTATCGGATTCATCATACCATGGCGCATTTTGTTGTATATCAAATGATGTCGCTTCGGAAAACATAAATCTCATAGTTGTTACATTAGACACATTCCAATCATTCAAAGGTTGATTGAATTTTTCGGCATAATGAAACATCCAATTCATATTTGTCACATTTGAAATATCCCAATTGTTGAGAGATTGATTAAAGTTTGTTGTATACGTAAACATGGACTCCATATTTCTCACATTGGATACATCCCAATTGTTGAGTGGTTGATTAAATGATGTAGAACCAGAAAACATACCATTCATAGTTGTAACATTGGACACATTCCAATTTGAAATATCTTCATTAAAATTTAAACTAATGTAATCATTTTGATTAAATAGATAACCCATCTCTGTTACTTGAGTCACATCCCAATTACTTATTCTTCCGAACTTTTTAATTACTCGTTGTTTATTATCTGTATTAGATGTTACGTAATTTCTTACAGTATCATGTATCGTTTCATCCGTTAATGGTATCGGAATATATTCACATATAACAACTAGTACGTCTTTCGGTATTGTTTGATTATAAATATATTTCGGTATTATATTTTCTAATCTTTCTAATTTTTCTTTTTCTAATTTTTTGATTATATTATCAAAGTAAAACATTTTAATTATTTTTAAATGTTTAGTGTATTATTTTTAAATGTTTAGTGTATTATTTTTAAATGTTTAGTGTATTATT